GATTTAACACCAGTACTTAGTGGAAATTTAGATGTCAATGGTAACAGTATTGTGTCAGTGGTTGGTGGTGGAGACATTTCAATAACACCTGAGATTGGGGGTAATGTTGTATTAGATGGTATTAAGTACCCAAAAACAGATGGAACAGGAGGACAGGTGCTTCAGACCAACGGAGCAGGGGAGTTATCATTCGTTACAGTAAGTGGTAGTGGAACAGTAACTGAGGTGACAGCTAATGTACCTTTATCGGTTACAAGCGGCACTACAACCCCTGACTTGACAATAACACAAGCAACAACGTCAGTAGATGGGTATTTAACTTCAACTGATTGGAACACATTTAATAACAAGTTAAGTAGTGTTGGTGGTGATGCCGCACCTGTACTTAGTGGAAACCTAAATGTCAATGGTAACAGTATTGTGTCATCAAGTGGAAATATTTCAATAACACCTGATGCTTCGGGTAATGTTGTATTAAATGGCATCAGCTACCCAAAAGTAGATGGAACAATAGACCAAGTACTAAAAACAAATGGTGCTGGGCAGTTATCATTTGCTACAGTAGGTGGTGGAGTAACAAGTGTTACGGGAACAACTCCAGTAGTTTCTTCAGGTGGAACAACACCTGCTATATCAATGGCTGCGGCAACTACATCAGTAGACGGTTATCTAAGCTCAACTAACTGGAACACATTTAACAATAAGTTAAGTAGTGTTGGCGGTGATGCCGCACCAATACTTGGTGGAGACCTAGATGTCAATGGTAACAGTATTGTGTCATCAGGTGGTGGAGACATTTCAATAACACCGAGTGGGCCAGGTAATGTTATTACAAGTAATGTTACTATTGATGGCATTAAGTACCCACAAACAGATGGAACAGGAGGACAAGTGCTTCAGACCAACGGAGCAGGGGAGTTATCATTCGCTACAGTAAGTGGTGGCGGAGGCAGTGGTGATGTAGTAGGCCCATCTTCGGCAACAGATAACGCGATTGCTAGATTTGACACAACCACAGGTAAGCTACTACAAAACTCCTCTGCTACAATAGACGACGCTGGAGCCATAACAGCACCTGACTTTATCGGTGACTTGAATGGTGCGGTTAGATTTGATGCAAAAGCAATAGGTAGCGCAATTGATAAAGGAGAGGTTGTTTATATCTCAGGTATATCAGGCAACACACCAGAGATTCAATTAGCACAATCAAATTCATCGGCTACAATGCCAGCTTTTGGGATAGCTTTAGCTGATATTGCAGAGAATAACACAGGTGAGGTTGCTACTTTTGGAAGTGTCAAAGGATTAGATGTTACTGACTTTGGCGAAACCAGTATTATTTTTTCTGTAGGCGATACAGTTTATGTTTCATCTACTGAAGCTGGAAAACTAACAAATGTTCCTCCATCAGGAGAGGCTAACTTGATACAAAACATCGGTAAGATAGAAAGGGCCACTCCAACATCCAATATGACTATCAAAGTAGGCGGTGCTGGTAGAACGAATGCAACACCAAACCTTGACTCTGCAAAGATGTTTTTGGGTAATTCATCAAATCAATCGGTATCTGTTGCAATGTCAGGTGACGTTACAATTAGCAACACAGGCGCAACAACGGTAGGCACTATTAATTCAGTTGCGGTAGCCACAGTAACAGCAGGGGCAGCTTTAGGCGCAACAGCACAACAACCACCAAGCGAAGGTGCGTTTGTTAACGGTGATAAAACAAAGCTAGACGGTATAGAGGCTTTAGCGGATGTAACAGACGCAACAAACGTTACTGCCGCGGGTGCATTGATGGATTCTGAAGTAACTAACCTTGCGGATGTAAAAGCTTTTGCTACCACCGATTATGCTACTGCAGCTCAAGGATTAACAGCCGATGCTGCATTACCAAAAGCGGGTGGGGCAATGACAGGTGCTATAACTGGCAACCAAGATATAACAGGTAAAAGACCAATAGTTACTGACACAACCACAAATATAGACTTAACACTAGGTACACACGAGGGTACTTTTATATACTCTGATAATGTAGCTGCAGTAGCTGTAAATATTCCTCCAAATTCAACCCAAGCATTTCCTGTAGGCACAGAGATTGATATGATTCAAGCGGGAGGTGGTCAGGTAACGGTAGCCCCAGGAACAGGTGTTAATTTAAATGGGGGAATTGCAACAATCGCAATTACAGCGCAATGGGGTGGGGCAACATTGAAACAAATAACAGTAGACAACTGGATAATTGTTGGTAAAATATAATATATGTTTGGATTAAATCTAGGAGCAACAAGCTCAAGTGGAGATGTAGGGCCGCCACCAAGTTACGACACGGACGCTGTGACTTACTTTGCTGCTGTAGTAGCTGCTGGAGGGGCTTTGTCTAATGGATTCAAGGCTGCTTGCTCAGATTTATTTGTAGCTGCAAAATCGAATGGATATTATTCAAAGTTGATTCAATTCATGCCCGTTGGTGGAGGGGTGGAGGCATCGGCTGAAATCAATATGGTTAGTCCTGGAACGAAGGATGACATTTATAAAAACTCACCGACAATTGATAGTTCAATCGGGGTAACTTGGGATGGTGTAACTCAATGGGCAGATACTCAAATTGACTTGAACACCGACTTTAATTCAGGTTCAGATTGGTTAGTTGGGGCATATCATATTAGTGGATTTGTAGGAACGGGAACGCGCAACATTCTCGGAGCGATGAACACCTCTGCTTCTCGAATAATGCTACAGGCACAAAACGGTGCTTCCTTCGATGTGGCTGTTTACGGTAATGGTCACTCTTCGTCTTTCGCTAAAAGTGGCACAGCTTTAACCGATGGTAAAATGATAATCGGGCATAGAAGCGCAACCAACAAACTTCATATAACCGTTGGGGCTACTCGAACGACAAGGACACAAACCCGACCGACCACGGGAATCGCTTATGATTTCGCCTTTGGAGCAAGAAACAAACAAGGAGTGATCGACACTTTCACCAATGGAAAATGGTGCTGCAAAGTAGCGGCAACAGGAATGACAACAGCGGAGGTCGATCTAATGATAGCGGACATTGACACATTTATAGCAGCAATTTGATGGAATTTATAATACTAGATAGAGCAGAATCAGAAGCCGTAGCATCCCTTCGCATTCATGGGCGAGAGGTGATGATTCCTGCCGATTCATTCATCTATCCTCTGGTGATCTCTGAATCGATAAAAACGAAACTAGATACCGATAAACTCGATACGATCAATCAATCTGAAATAACATTTTTTCCCGAAACTGATGATTGAAAAAGAATACGAATTTGAACCTGAAGAAGATATTTAACTATATTTGCAAATAAATTTAATAAAATGAAAAAAGTAGAAAACAAAATAAGTCAAGACGAGCTAGTCAAATTGCAAGGCATTTCTAATGAAATGAATTCTTGTAAAATAAGTATATCAGACGCAGAAATGCACAAATACAGCTTGATGGCTAGATTAGCCGGACTCCAAGATAACTTTCAAGTTATTCAAAAAGAACTTATGGATAAGTATGGCAAGGTCAGTATTAGTATTGTAGATGGAACTATAAAAGAACCCGAAGCTGATGTCATTAATCCGTAAAATAACCATAGGCAAAGAATACAAAGAAAATGCAATGCACTATTCGGTTGGCCAAGAAGTGTACGGTAAGCACCAAATTGTAGATATACAAGAGTCTGAAGAAAAGTATATTATTTATATACAAGACACAGAGGGTGATGTAAAGCGGTGGAAAGACTTTAATAAAAACATGTCTGTGTCCGTTGAATATAACTTAGACTATTAATGAGAAGTGTTTTTAATTTTTTAATAAAACCCACGGGCAGTAGATATAACAACGAAGTTAACATAGATGGTAAAAAGCTGATCACGAACACGGATATATTTGATCATAAAAGTGTTAGCAGAGAAGCCGAAGTAATATCTACACCTCTTGCATTTAACACACCAATAGTAAAGGGTGATAAAGTAATAGTACACCACAATATATTTAGAAGGTGGCATAACATTAAAGGCGTTGAAAAAAATAGTGCTGGCTATATAGAAGAAGAATTGTATTCTTGTCAAATAGATCAAGTATATGCTTACAAGCCGTTTACAAATGGTGATCGCAAAGAACGTTGGCAGGCATTAGAAGATTACTGTTTTGTGCAGCCAATAAAGAATAAAGACAAGTACGAGCTAAATATCGAGAATGAGCTGGTTGGTATATTGATATATTCAAATAGTGGTCTTAGTAGTAAAGGGCTTGAAGTAGGTGATTTAGTGGGCATAGGCCCTAAGAGCCAATTTGAATTTTTAATAGATGGCAAGCGTTTATATAGAGTGCGAAACCAAGATATTTCAATTAAATATGAATACGGAGGAAACGAGGAAGCATATAATCCAAGCTGGGCGGGTAGCAGTAAAAGAACTAATTAAAGTTGCTGAAGAACCAATTGTAGATACAGACGAAGACGTATCCGCAGACAGACTAAAAAATGCCGCAGCAACAAAAAAGCTAGCTATATTTGATGCTTTTGAAATATTGTCTAGGATTGAGCAAGAAGATGCCGCTTTAAACGGGGTTGTACTAGAAGACAAAAATCAAGATTCGATAAGCGGCTTTGCTGAAAAAAGAGCTAAAAAATAATGTATAACCAAACGTTATATAAAATAGTAGAACCTGTGAATCTTAATAGGCTTCATAGGTTAAATAAATCTAAAAGCTGGAAAAAAGGTTATAATAGTGAAGATGATATTATTTCTTTAAGTGGCACCGGTCAAATAGGAGATGTGTACGAAATATCTGGTTTAAAAATAGCTTTACCAAAAGAACCTAAAGATGTTTACTCTAGATCTAGCGACAAACAAGAACAATATTGGAAAAGACTAGACAAGCACAAAGAGCTTGAAAAAATTAAAACAATATTTGATTGGTTAGATTGTCCAGAGCAATTTAAGTCAAAGTATCACGATTATATAGACGAAGAATTTAATAGGCGTGAAAATGGTTTTTGGTTTAAAAACAATGGGGTAAGCACATACATAACAGGTACGCACTACATGTACTTGCAGTGGTGTAAAATAGATGTTGGAGAAGCGGAATTTAGAGAGGCTAACCGGCTGTTCTTTTTATATTGGGAGGCGTGTAAGCTAGATAATAGGTGTTACGGAATGTGCTACCTAAAAAATAGAAGATCTGGTTTTTCTTTTATGGCGTCTGGTGAAATTGTCAATCTAGCCACAATGACGAACGATGCTAGGTTTGGTATACTATCAAAAAGTGGTAGCGACGCTAAAAAAATGTTTACAGATAAGGTTGTACCAATGTCTGTTAACCTACCCTTCTTTTTTAAGCCCATACAAGATGGTATGGATAGGCCTAAAACAGAGCTTTCTTTTAGAGTGCCAGCATCTAAGCTAACAAGACGAAAAATAGAAAGCAAAGCCAAAAGCTCTGATTTAGAAGGTCTTGATACTTCTATAGACTGGAAAAACACTGGAGACAACTCTTATGACGGTGAAAAGCTTAAGTTATTAGTACACGATGAGTCTGGAAAATGGGAAAGACCTGATAATATACTAAACAATTGGCGAGTTACAAAAACTTGTTTAAGGTTGGGTAGCAGAATCGTAGGCAAGTGTATGATGGGCTCTACTTCTAATGCTTTAGACAAAGGGGGCGAAAATTTTCGCAAACTGTATGATGCGTCTGACACGTTAAAGAGAAACAAGAACGGCCAAACTAAAAGCGGGCTATATAACTTGTTTATACCGATGGAGTGGAACTACGAAGGCTTTATAGATAAGTTTGGCTTGCCAGTGTTTGATACACCAGACAAACCAAAACAAGATCCACACGGCGACGAAATAGATGTTGGGGTTATAGAACATTGGGACAACGAAGTAGAAGGTCTTAAGGGCGATCAGGACGCTTTAAATGAGTTTTATCGACAGTTTCCAAGGACGGAAGAGCACGCGTTTAGAGACGAAACTAAAAATAGCTTATTTAATTTAGCAAAAATATACGAGCAAATTGATTTTAACGGCGATTCGTATAGTTCTAATTTAATAACCCAAGGCAGCTTTCAGTGGGAAAATGGGGCTATAGACACTAAAGTTATTTTTATACCAGATAGAGGTGGTAGATTTTATTTATCTTGGTTACCAAGTAAAGATCTTCAAAATCGAGTAATAAGTAAGAATGGAGTTAAGTGCCCAGGTAACGAGCACATAGGTGCTTTTGGTTGTGACCCTTATGATATATCTGGAACTGTAGACGGTAGAGGTTCTAATGGCGCTTTACACGGAGTAACAAAATTCTCTATGGAAGATGTGCCTACAAACCACATTTTTTTAGAATATATAGCTAGACCACAAACTGCTGAAATATTTTTTGAAGATGTGTTAATGGCGTGTGTTTTTTATGGCATGCCTATACTGGTTGAAAACAATAAACCAAGATTGCTGTATCATTTCAAAAATAGAGGTTATAGAGGATTCTCAATGAATAGACCAGATAGAGCTTGGAAAAAGCTATCTATAACAGAAAAAGAAATTGGTGGCATACCAAATTCTAGTGAAGATGTTAAGCAGGCTCATGCCGCTGCAATAGAAACCTATATAGCTAACCACGTAGGCTTAACGGAAAAAGCAGAATACGGTAGCGTTTACTTTAATAAAACGCTAAACGATTGGTCTAAATTTAATATAAATAATAGAACTAAGCATGATGCATCTATTAGTTCAGGTTTAGCTATAATGGCCTGCAATAGAAACCTGTACATGCCCGTTAAAAAGATTGGAAAAAAAGTCATTGACTTTGGATTTAAAAGATACGATAATACTGGATACACTTCAGAGTTGAAGAAAAATTAAAATGAACATATAATGCAGAACAAACCATCTAAAGGGATTTTTCCTAGTCAGTCAGTGCTTGACGTAGAAAAGTCTGGAAATGAATATGGTATGAAAGTGGCAAAAGCCATAGAATCTGAGTGGTTTAGAAAAGACAACGGTAGCGACAAATACCAAGCTACTAAAGACAACTTTCATAGATTAAGACTGTATGCTCGAGGGGAACAATCTATACAAAAATACAAAGATGAGTTAGCTATAAATGGTGACTTATCTTATTTAAATCTAGACTGGAAGCCAGTACCTATCATACCAAAGTTTGTCGACATAGTTGTTAATGGTATGTCTGATAGAGTTTTTGATATAAAAACTTACAGCCAAGATCCAGATTCTTTAAAACAAAAAACCGATTATGTAGAGTCTATGCTAAGAGACATGAATAATCGAATATTACTTGAAAAAATTGATACAACAACTGGTATCAATATGTTCAAGAATGATCCTAAAGAATTACCACAAACAAAAGAAGAGTTATCAGTAAAGATGCAGCTTGAATACAAGCCATCCATAGAGATTGCTCAGGAAGAGGCAATATCAAACGTGTTTGACTTAAACAAATTTGACTTAGTAAAGCGCAGGTGCGATTATGATCAAGTTGTTATAGGTATGTCATGCGCTAAAAGCACATTTAACACCGCGGAAGGAATACGTATAGAATATGTAGATCCTGTTGATATAGTATACTCATACACTGATTCACCATATTTTGATGATCTTTACTATGTGGGCGAAGTTAAAAGAATGACTATATCTGAGCTAAAGAAGTTTTTTCCACAACTAACTAATGATGACATAAAAGAAGTTGAGGATATGGCTTACGACGGTTCTGTTTATAGATCACAAAAATATTCAGCAACAAGTCAAGACAACTTTGTAGATGTACTGTTTTTTGAATATAAAACGTTTAACAACCAAGTATATAAAATAAAAAACACAGCATCAGGTGCTAAAAAAGCTATTGAAAAAACAGATGAGTTTAATCCACCTAAAGACGCAAAGTCTCAGTTTGAAAAAGTACAAAGATCTATAGAGGTACTATATGAGGGGGCAAAGATAGTAGGCATGGAAAAACTTCTTAAGTGGAGGTTGTCTGAAAATATGACCAGGCCTAAGTCAGATATAACTAAGGTTAATATGAGCTATTGCATAGTTGCCCCTAGAATATATCAAGGTAGACCAGAATCTTTAGTATCGAGAATGACTTCTTTTGCAGACATGGTGCAGTTAACACACTTGAAGTTGCAGCAAGTTATGTCAAGATTAGTTCCTGACGGTATATATATGGATGCAGATGGCCTAGCCGAAATAGACTTAGGTACCGGAACAAACTACAACCCACAGGAGGCATTGAATATGTATTTCCAAACTGGTAGTGTTATCGGAAGGTCAATGACAGCAGATGGAGATATGAATCCAGCTAGAGTACCTATAACTGAGTTACAAAGTGGTTCTGGTGGTGCTAAGATACAAAGCTTAATAACTACATACAATTACTACATGCAAATGCTCCGCGATGTTACTGGCCTAAACGAGGCTAGAGACGGTAGCAAACCCGATTCCAACGCATTAGTTGGTCTGCAGAAAATGGCAGCTGCAAATTCAAATACAGCCACGAAACACATATTGCAGGCTGGTTTGTACTTAACACTGCGCATGGCTGAGGTTACTTCTTTAAGATTATCAGATGCTATAGAATATTCTAATACTAGAAGCTCTTTTATAAATTCGTTAGGCAAGTTTAATGTGGCTACGCTACAAGAACTACATAGCATGCATCTTCACGACTTTGGCGTATATATAAGCTTAGCACCGGACGAAGAAGAAAAGCAATTACTAGAAAACAACATACAAGTCGCTTTACAAAGAGACCAAATAACTCTAGATGACGTCATAGACATAAGAGAAGTTAAGAACTTAAAGTTAGCTAATCAATTGCTAAAGCTGAGAAGAAGAAAAAAGGGTGAACAAGATAGAGCTCAACAAATGCAAAACATACAAGCTCAATCACAATCTAACGCTCAGGCCGCTCAAGCATCCGCTGAAGTTGAAATGCAAAAAGAACAAGCACTTGCTTCTACTAAGTCTCAATTGATGCAGGTTAAGCATAGTTTTGATTTAGAAAAAATGCAAAGAGAGGTTGATCTTAAAAGAGAATTAATGAGGTTTGAGTTTGAAATTAATCAAGGACTTAAACAATTAGATTTACAGGTGATTAACGGTAGAGAAGAGTACAAGGAAGATCGTAAAGATAAAAGAACTAAAATTCAAGCTTCACAACAAAGCGAACTTATAGATCAAAGAAAAAATAACAAACCACCTAAAGACTTTGAATCATCTGGTAATGACTTACTAGGAGGTTTTAATTTATAAACCAAATTTTTTATATTATATTATGGATAACGAAGAAAACACAGAAGTAGTAGAAAACACGGAGCCAACACAGGTAGAACAAGTTGACGTGCAAGAAGTTGAGCCAAATAAAGTTACAACTAAAACCGAAGACGGTTATAAAATAGATTTAGCAAAAATAAATAACGAAGAAAATGTACGGATCAAAGAAGAAGCTAACAACGAAGAAAACACCGAAAAAGAAGAAGCCAACGAAGGAGAAGACCAAAAAGTATTAGAAGAAATTACAGACGAAGTTGTTGAGCTTGTTGAAGAGGTAACAAAAGAGGCTGTAGTAAAAGAAATACAAGAGAATAGCATAGATCTACCGGAGAACATACAGAAAGTCGTTGAGTTTATGAACGAGACTGGTGGAACTCTAGATGACTATGTTAGATTAAACGCAGATTATAGCAACGTAGATGGTGATTCACTACTACGTGAGTATTATAAACAAACTAAGTCACACTTATCTAATGAAGAAATAGACTTCTTAATTGAAGACAAATTTTCTTTTGACGAAGAGTTTGATGAAGAAAGAGATGTACGCCGAAAAAAACTAGCTCACAAAGAAGCTGTTTCAGAGGCTCAAGGGTTTCTTAATTCGCTTAAAGACAAATATTACGATGAAGTCAAGTTGGGTTCAAAGTTAAGTCCAGAGCAAAAAGAAGCAGTTGAGTTTTACAACCAGCATCAAGAGCAAGTTAAAAGCGGTAAAGAACTATCATCTCGCCAAAAGGAACATTTTGACAACGTAACGAATAATCTTTTTAACGAACAATTCAAAGGTTTTGAATTTGAAGTAGGAGAAAAGAAGTATCGATACAACGTTAAAGATGTTGATAGCGTTAAGCAAACACAAAGTGATTTATTAAATGTATTCAGTGAGTACATTAAAGATAACGTATTAGCAGACGCTAAAGGTTATCATAAAGCCCTTTTTGCTGCTAGCAATCCCGATGGTTTAGCCAATCATTTTTATGAGCAAGGTAAAGCAGATGCAGTGCGACAAATGACGTCAGAGGCCAAAAACATTAATGTTAATGGTAGAAAATCTGATCCAGGAGTTATAAATGCAAATGGTACCAAGGTCAGAGTAATGGATGGTGATAACAGTTCTAAATTGAAAATAAAACTTAAAAATTACTAAAACATATAAAAAATGGCACAAAGTATAGTCGAATTTACTACCCCAGCAACGGGGTTTGTAGATCCCGCACATTCGAAAGTTACTTTATCAAGTAACTATATTAATTTTGCTGATTCAAGTTTTGATACTTGGGGTCAGCAGTATCTTCCTGAGCTTTACGAACAAGAAGTTGAGCGATACGGAAACAGATCAATTTCATCTTTCTTACGACTAGTAGGAGCTGAAATGCCTATGTCAGGCGATCAGATTATCTGGTCTGAGCAAGGCCGTCTTCACTTAGCTTATGGATTAGCTGGAACAGCAAGTTCATCAGCAATCGTTGCCGATGCATCTGCCAACACTCTTAGCGGTTTAGGGGCTCACGCTCTTAGAGTAGGTCAAACGGTTGTTGCAAAGCTAATGACTGGTGGTGAAGTAATCAAAGCTTATGTTAGCGCTGTTGCTAATGACACGGCTACTATCCTTCCTTATGGAGGAGCTGCGTTGAGCAACATGGGCGCAGTTGACACCGAGCCAATTCAATTGTTTGTTTACGGTTCTGAATTTGCAAAAGGATCAGCTGGAATGTCTGGCTCTGTTAAGCCTGAATTCAAGAGCTTTAGCAATAAGCCTATTATTATCAAGGACAAGTTTGAAGTATCAGGATCTGATGCCGCTCAAATTGGTTGGGTTGAAGTTTCAGGAGAAGCTGGCCAAGCTGGTTACTTATGGTATATGAAGGCTGAAGGTGATACCCGAACTCGTTTCGAAGATTATCTTGAAATGGCTATGGTTGAAGGCGAGCTTGTACACGCAGATTCTACTATTGCTTTACCAACTGATGGTGGCGCAGGTACTGCAGGTACTGAAGGTTTATTTGCTGCTATCTCTGATAGAGGTATTGTATCTGAAGGATTTGGTGCTGCTAACATAGTTACAACAACTGCTGCTGATTTTCAAGCCTCTATGGATAACATGTGTATTGAGCTGGACAAGCAAGGCGCTATTGAAGAAAACATGCTTTTCTTGAATCGTTCTGCTGCCTTAGGTATTGATACTGGGTTAGCCCTCATGAACGGTGGATACTCTACTGGAACATCTTATGGTGTGTTTGAGAACAGTGAAGATATGGCTCTTAACCTTGGTTTCTCTGGTTTCCGAAGAGGTTCTTATGATTTTTATAAGACTGACTGGAAATATTTGAATGATCAAGCTACTCGTGCTGCTGTTGGTGGTATTGAGGGAGTTTTAGTTCCTGCTGGAACATCTTCAGTGTATGATCAAATGATGGGTAAGAACATCCGTCGTCCATTCCTTCACGTTCGTTACAGAGCTTCTGAAACTGATAACCGACGCATGAAGTCTTGGGTTACTGGATCTGTTGGAGCTTCTAATAGCGATCTTGATGCTATGGAGATTCACTACTTGTCAGAGAGATGTCTCGTAACACAAGCTGCTAATAACTTCATATTGTTTAACGCAACAGATGCTTAATAGCAATTAATTAAAACTTGGGGTCATAATTGTGTGGCCTCAAGTTTTTACTTTTTTTATTTATTAAATTATATTATGTCAACAAGTTTAGAAAAGAACTGGGAAATTAAAGATAGATTATACCAGTTAAAAGGAAATAAGTCACCAATAGTTTATATGCTCAAAACAAGAGGTATTTACTATTTCGATGAAGAAAAAGGATACGAAAGAGAATTAAAGTACACTAGAAACCAAAGAACATTATTTGTAGATGAATTTAAAGGTGATGGTGTTTTAGAGCACGTTGCTTTTAGAGAAGGTGTTTTAGCTGTGCCAAAAGAAAAGGTTACACTTCAAAAGTTTCTTTCTTTATATCACCCTTCTAAGGATAAGTATTATGAAGAACAAGATAACGTAAAAGAAGCTGAAGATGATCTTGATTATTTAGAAATAGAATTAGATGCTTTAAATACCGCTAAATCTATGGATATTGACAAGGCTGAAGCTATACTACGTGTAGAAATAGGCTCTAAGGTCAATAAGATGACTTCTAAGGAGGTTAAGCGAGATGTTATGATTATGGCAAGGAATAATCCAAGTATGTTCTTAGAACTAGCCTCTGATGATAATGTAGAAGTTAGGAATATAGGTATAAAAGCTCAAGAACAGGGGATTATAAAACTAGCCTCAGATCAAAGAACTTTTAAATGGGCAAGTAACGGTAGAAAATTAATGACAGTGCCGTTTGATGAAAACCCATATTCTGCTTTGGCCGCTTGGTTTAAAACAGATGAAGGAATAGAAGTATTCCAAACTATTGAAAAAAGATTAAAAGAATAGCAATTAAAAACCCGTTAAGGTAGCCACATAAATAAATCGTGGCTACCATAACACAACAAATCGATTATGCCATTTAACAATAAAATAACACCTGAAAATAAAGCAAAAGCAGATAACAAAGGTTCAAAACAAAACGTTAGCAAAGCTAAATATTATAGTTTCCCAAGTAACGACTGGTGGAGCAACCTATGGACGCCAACAACTAATCCGGATCCTCGACCTGATTGGAAAATGAAGGATTTAGATGAACGAAATAGACCAAAGTCAACTAAAGCAACTAAAACAGCAAAATCAAATAATGAATTAGCGCGAGAAGCACACGCTGTGCAAAACAATCCTAATCGCGCGTCAGAGTTTGTTACAGGAAAGCTAAAGCCAAAGCCAAAGTCTAAGCCAAAGTCTAGACTACGTACTAGCTCTGAAATAGCAGCAGGTGTAAAAAGCACTCCGTCAAAAATGCAAATAGCTGGCTTACCAAGATCTGGAAACACTATGTTGATGGGTTCTAAAGAAGTAGAAACACCTAGCACATTTAATACCAGTGCGGCTAGTAATATTGCCAAAGCCCCTAACTTTGCTAAAATGGCTGAAGATGGTGCTAGTGTTAAAGAAATGAGATCAACTTTAAAGGATTACAGAAAGACCGTTAAAGGGCAGGTGAAAGA